ATTCTGCGCTGCCGTGAGCGCGCCGTTTCCGTTGCGCGTGAACAGCTCGAAGAAGCCAAGCCCCGCACGCTGCGCGTCGATGAACTGACCGATCAGGTCATTGATGACCGGGATCACCTCATTGCCGACGGAGTTGCGGAATCCACGCATGCTGTCGTTGAGGTCGCGCATGTTGCGGTCGAACTGCACCGAGGCGTCGACAAGATCCTGCGACATGATCTTGCCTGCGCGTTCGGCCTCGTCGCCGAACTCACGGAAGCCGGCGCCGCCGTCGCGCAGCAGCGGAATCAGCGCCGTGGAGTCGCTCGCGAGCTCCTCCATATAGGTAGTCATGACCTGCTGGCTGAGCCCGGCTTTTTCCAGCGCGCTGTAGTAGGCCTGCAGCGCCTGGGGCCCGGAGAGCTTGGCGAACTGATCGGCAGTGACACCGACCTTCGGGCCGATCTTTTCGAAAAAGTCTTTCATCGGGCCAGTGCCGCGATCGATGAACTCGCCGACTTTTTCGTTCGTGTCCTTGAGAATGTCAGCCATCTTCTCCTGGCTGATATTGACGCGATCAGCGCCGGCCGCCATGCGCTGGAATTCGTCCGTGCTCGAGTTTGCCAGCTGGCTCAGATTTGCGATCTGCACGCCGGCCTCGGTCACGTCGGAGACGAAGGCCTTGTAGGCCCCGCCGATCGACGCCCCCGCAAAGGCAGCGCCGAATGCGGCCTTGACCGCGCCAAATGCCTGCTCCATCTTCTTGGCGTTGCGCTCGACAACATGGGCGGTGCGCCCCATATCGCGCTCGATGTTGGCGACCTTGGCCACCATATCAATGGTGAGCGTGGCAATGGCCATGGTTCAGTCCCTGTCTTTTCGGTAGGTCTTGATGACGCGGATGCCCTGCAGCAGGGCGTCCACATCTTCTATTTCGAGCAGTGCAGCCACCATCGGAAGCCCGGCCCAGTCGATGCCGCCAAACCCGTTGGCGAGCATGTTGTAGGCGCTGATGGCGTCGATGGTGGATTGCGTTGGCGGGTCGGCGTCGTCCACCTCGATGCCGTTGAGGGCGTCGAGGTGGTCAATCAGTTTTTTGCGTCGGCCTCGGCCTTTTCGGCATCCGCTGCAAAGCGCAACTGCAGCGCATCCCAGCACTTGGCCGCCCAGGCGGCGCCTTCGAACTCGTCGAGTTTGGCGTCCCACAAGCGGGCATCGAAGGCCACGGCGTCTGACGCGCCGCCATCGACGATGTCAGCCTCGGTAAAGCCAGACCAATCGACCGCCTGACGCACGGCGGTTTCGACCCGCTGCTCTACAATCGACTTGCTTGCAGTCTCGCGAATGACGGCCGACAGGCTCTTGGGCGAGAGCACCGCAAGCGCCACCTTTTTGGTATCGGTCAGCTCGACCCAGACGCGCCGTTGCTTGGCGCGCTGGGCGAGCAGCTGCTCGGGCGTCATCAGGCGACGGCCGCCAGGCGCAGCACCTGACCTTTCACAGTGACGCTGAATGAACCAGTGCCGAGCGCACCCTGCTGCACGTCTTCACCAAAGGTGCTGGGCTGGCCACGGAACACGCGGCGTGCGCCGTTCTTGGTGGTGATGCGGAACAGCATGTATTGCTGCTTCTTCGCCGCCTTGTCGATGAGCGTGAGGGCCTCGTCGTCCTCTTCCTCGAGCTTGAGGTTGAAAGTGACGGTCTGCGCCGCGAGCAGGCCCTGCTCTTCCTGGGCGATGTCGTCGAGCAGCACGGTGGTGTCGATGGGGCTGCCCGCGCCACCAGCAATGGAGTACGACGCAGCGCGCGCCACCGTCGACCAGGCCGTGACCGGCACAAGACTGCCCGACGTGAATGCCGGGTAATCGGCGGTGTCGATGCCTTCGAGGTTGAAACTGTCGGTTGCCGGTGCGTCGATGGACACGGCTTGCCCTTCGAGGTTCACCATGCCGCCGACGGCGTCCATGTAACCGATGCTTCCATCAGCAAGGCCATGCGCAGTGGAACTGGCCACGCCCGGATCTGCCTGAGTGACTGCGCTCACAGTCTTTGCCGTGCCGAAGGTTTTCGCAACTTCGACCCGAACGCCGCGGCCAACGAGATTGCCCATGTGATTCTCCAAATAAAAAGGCCGCCCAAAGGCGGCCAGATGGCGGATGCGCCAGCGGCGCGGGTTATTCGACGAGGAGCGTGACGCTCAGCTCGTATCCGTACTTCTCGAACGCCAGATCGACCATGGAGGCCATGCCGTCTGCCGGTTCGTCTGCCGCGCGCAGCAGGGTGCGCACGGCATTGGCCACGGCATAGGCCTGCTCGCGCGTGTTGGCCCAGCACTCGATGGTAATGGCGGCAAGCTCGGCACCTTCAGATCCGTCGAGCACTTCGATCGGCTCGGTGCCGGCGCGCGAATAGACCACGGCCGGATAAACTGCGCGCTCAGGCAGCGCATCGGCATGGATTCTTGACCCGACCAGCCCGACGAGCGTGGCGTCTGCCTCAAGCAGGCCGAGTAGGATTGATTCGGCGCTCATCTCCACACCTCGAGGTATTGCTCAGCAGGCACAAAGAACAGCGGCGCACCTGCGATGAGCGTGACGCCATCGCTGCGCATTGGCGACAAGTCGTTCAGCGTCGTGGTGGCGACTTCGCAGCGAGCAACCCAATGCGCGTGACCATCGACATACAGCCAGCCATGCGCACCATCTGGCGCCATTGACCAATCAACCGCGCCAATCACGACGACCTCCCGTTAAACTTTTCAATAGCAGGCACAACCTGCGCCATGAAGGTATCGATGGCGGCCTGGCCTTTGGTGTCGCCCGCTTTTGTGAGGAACCGTTTCCCGGGCACGGAATGCTTCGCTGCTTTTCGTCGCTTGGTGATGCTGCCCGGGTTCGCCTTCGACTTCGGCGGAACGACCTTGTAGCCGAACTCGACCCACCACCAGTAATACGGATCATTCGGGTTTTGCGCGCTCGCCTTGCCGAACTTCGCCACCCGCGCCTTTCCGCGCAGCGGACGAACACCGACATACACGCCAAGATCGCCGCTACCCTTGGCGAACTTGCTGGCCCTGACGGTGATGTTGTCCCTGACGGTGCCAGGCTTGCGGTATTTCTTCGGCCGCTTCAGGACCGGGGTGTTTTTTTTCGCCTCCACCCTGATGATGCCGGCCGCCTTGCGCAGCGCAGAGAGCACCACCTTTTTGCGCAGCTTGTCGCTCAGATCAGCGAGGCGCTTTCTCAGCTCTTCAGCACCGTCGAGATGAACGGAAAACGCGTCATCCATTGCGCGCCCCGCTCATGCAGCGCAGCTTCATCTCAACCCGGCGGCCATCCGGATCGTAGGGATCGCCAACAATCTCGAGCGCACGGCCGCGCCACATCACCCGCATGTCCGACGTAATGTCGGTTCGGTAGCGCACGGTGATCACGTGATCCATGGTGCTTTGCATCTGAGCTGCCGCCACCAGCTCACGCGATGACGGCTGGCGCACATTGGCCCACACGGTGGCATGGTCGGCCCACGTCTCCACCTGGCCGCCCATATCGCCCTTGGTGCGCGACACCGACTGAAAAGTCACCCGCTCGTTGAGCTGCCCGGCGCTGAGCATCAGAACCAGCTCCATTTTTCGCCAGCGATGTTATCCGTGTAGGTCATACCTGTTTTTTCAGGCTCGTTGAACCACCATGCGACGTGTCCAAGAATCCATAGCTTCACGATTGCCGGAACATCGGCTGGCGCGGCACCGGCAGTGAATCGTACCCGCACGGCGTTGGCACTGTCATATGTGGATGGCCAGGAAACACCTGACACCGGAAACACCCAATTTGGAACCATTACGTCGTCAAGCGTATAGCTGGCCGAGGACAGCGTCTGCGTGTCGCCGGCATCATCGAGGTAGGTGATGGACTCGATCGCGGTGATGGGCGGCTTGGCGATGCGGATCTCGCCATCTGGGAACGCATCGAGCCACAGCTCCCATGTCGATTGCGCATACACCCGATCCACCAACCGTTCGGCCAGCTCGCGGGCTGCGGTGATGAGCGCGCTGATCTGGGTATCAGCATCGGTCACATCCACCCGGCACTGCAGCTTTGCCTCGTCGAGCGTGACCGGCTCCACCGTCGCCGCCGTGATGAGCTTGTAGGACATGCTTACCCCTGAATGTTCGATCTGCGTGCAGACGTCTGCACATTGCGCGTCAGCCGACGCGACGTGGTGATCGGGATGGCACCCAGGGCACCTGAGCTGATCTGAACGCCCGTTGCGATGCCATACTCGATTGCGCTGGCTGCCTGCACATACTGCGGAACGCTGACCGACCCACCACTGGCAAAACCGAGCTCGATCGCAGCCGCACTAGTAACCCGGTGCAGCTGCGAGATCGATGTGCCATTAGCCGCCCCCGCCTCAACCGCACTTGCGGTGGACACCAGGTGAATATTTCCGAGCGCGATCGATGCTCCGGTCGCTGCGCCGTATTCGGTGGCGGATGCGGTGACTGTCAGGTGTGTCTGAAACACCGATCCGGCGTCTGCCGAGGCAGTTTCAAAGACAGACGCAGCTGAGACAAGGTGCTGCTGGCCGATCGTCGCGGTTGATGCCGCGCCGGATTCTGTCGCGGATGCGCACACCACAGCAATCGCAGAAACAGATGAATACTGTTCACTCAGTAACGGTACTGATCCACTAAACTGCGCAGCAAATACCGGTTCCATTACGGCACCGTCACCAGAGTTACGTCAGCAGCGAAACTGCGCGTCGTGCTTGCGCTCTCCTTCTCGTCAGTCACCAGTGCGAACGCGGTTTCCACGACAGAAGCGCTCGCATCAACCACCATTGACCCGGATGCGTCAACGCCGAGTTTGTCGGTCGATAGAAGCGTGCCCCCGTGCCCCGGAACACCATCGAACAGAGAAACTGAGCAGTCACCTGAGGCCGGCGCATTCCCGAATGCGAGCGTCAGTTTCTTTCCAGAGAATGCAACCTCAGACGCGCTTGCGGCCGTGTAGGTGTCGGCGAGCGTACGCGCAAGGTGTTCGCCAAACAGAACGAAGTCGTCTGCAGACGCCCCCCCCTGCTCATATGCTTCCGGCGTGTATGCGTGGATAGACCCGAACGTGTCAAGCAAGTACTTGTCAAGCACGGCGAGCGTTGTAGAAAGAACCAGCGAATATGCGGCGTTGTAGGCTCTCAGTCGCGTCTGGAAATTCGAGTAATAGGTTGCGCCTGTGCCGTAGAACACCTTTGCAATCGGCTGCGACACCGGGTCTTCCTGCTGACCGTGAAAGTCGAGCGAAAACGCCGCGTTTCTGCTTCCGACGTCAAGGATCAGCGCGTCTCTAAGAAGCGCGGTGGAGTGTAGCTCGAACGGTGTCTCACCGTAGGCGTCTGAAAAATCACGGTTGTTGTTTTTCGTCAGGTTGGCAGGGTCGAACTGCCCGCGCCAGTGCCCGCCGTATCGACCCATCGGATTG